ATAAAAATAATGAGGGAATTATAAAAAATAATTATATAAATAATCAACCAAATATTATTTCTATATCTTCACAAGATAAAAACATTTTTAATGATGGAAAAATATCTTACACAACTAGATATATACAAAGATCATATGGAAGCATAAGACAATCCAGCATGGTTGATCAAGAAAAAACATGGATATATAAACCAGCACTACTTTGGGAAGTTTCTGGAACTGAAAATACAAAAGCAAAAAATGAAGTTGCATCAAAACAAGGAAATTATGTTTTAGGTGCTATGCCACTTAACTCAGATTTATCTTCAGCGGTACCAGCGGTATCTGGCAATATATTAGTAAATAATATTATAGATATTGGAGAAAACGTATACTGGCTTACTAGGTATCAAGGCTATCTATATGCTAATGGAGAAGTTATAAGATTTGACGCAGCTCAATTTAATATAACTGGTATTGGAAATGTATGGATTTCAAATAATCAAGAATATCAAAAATATTTTGCAGAAATTCCGTTTAATGGAAAAATATATCCTACAGGACTTTTAAGAATTTTTGCAACACCGTATTATGAAACAATTAATGGAATTACAAGAATGCAAAATGGTGCGGTTTTAGAACATGGTCGTGGTCAATTTGGTACACCAGTTACATACCATAGTTCAGGTCTGAATGAATATTGGTCTAATAATGATAATGTTCGTGGAATAGATATGAAAACAGAATATTTGTTTACAACTAAGCTAGATTCAGATATACAACTTCCACCAACAGTAATAGGTCCTGCTGGAGGAAATAAAGCAAAAGCTAGGCAAACATCAGTTAATGGAATTATAAAAAATTTTATGTCATCAAATTACTTGACTGAAACACAAGTAAATTCTTTGAAAACAACACAAGCTGGAACAATACAGTCTTCAGCATTAGTTATGAATGGACCAACATTTGAAACTACAGAGGTACCACTTAACTTTGTTTCCTATATTTATAAAAATTTAGCTCCGTCTGAAGAAGTAACAACACAATCACCAATTCAGTCATATCCAGTTCCAGTATCTAATAAATATAAACATTTTGGCACTAGAATGAGAATTGTTGGTAAAATAGAAAATAATACAACAAGAGTACAAACTCCAGCTAATGCTACGCCATACTATCAAATTCAAGGAAATCAACCAAATCAAAATATAACCATTTCTGGAGGTTCTGGAGGAATTGCTGTTTTATTAAACTCATCAACAAATGTAGGATATTATTTTGAAATAATTGCTTTAACTGAAGATAATATAGAGTCATATTTAAGAACAAACCCTCAAGGTGAATCAGAATTTTCTGTAAACAACGTTGTATTTTATAAAGTTAAAAAAGAAACTTCTTCAGATAAAGCTATACCAATTAAGCTTTGGGGAGGGCTTTCAAAGATTCTTGTTGATGATGGAAGATTTACTGGACAATATAGAATGGCTGGAGAAGATAATCCTACCGTATATGATTTATCTGTTGAGTATCAAGATATTGGAAATATTAGAAGATTTTATCTTTATATAAATAATAAACTTATTAAAATTGTTGATGATAAAGATCCGCTTCCAATTTATAATGATGTGGCTTTATTCATACGTGGTGGATCACGATGCATGTTTGAAAATATATATGCATTATCAGAAAACTATACCCAAAATACTACCTTCCCAGTTGGTGAAACAATATCATCTGTATTTGGAGATAAACAAATAGATGCAAACGAATCATTTAGAAAATATGCTATGAGTGGTATTATCCAGGCTTCCTATCTTTCTGGAATTAGTGCTCAACAACCACCAGTATATAATATGTATTTTGAAGAGTTTGGAACCATTATGCGTGAATGTTCTTATTTTGATATCAGATATGATCGTGCTTATCCAGCACTTTATGCAAAAATATCTCCTACTTTTAATAGATTAAAAGGTTATACAGTTTCAGGATTTCAGGCAGATTCTTATGGAGCAGAATTTTTAATATTTAATGCAACAGATAAAGCACTGGTTTTAGATGAAACAACTGGAAATTATTTAAGAATACAGGGTATAACATTTACACAAGATACTACACAAGAATTAACAGTGGATGAATATTTTAAGAAAAAGGGTAATTTGTCAGATCCAGAAATAGTTGGTAATACAAATACAACTTCTTCTTTAGTAGAAAAACAAAGATATGATGAAATTAAATTAAGTAGAATGATATATGGTAAAAAAGAATTTTCTTTAGATACTCCATATATTCAGACTCAAGATGATGCAGAATCGTTAATGAGTTGGATTATTAATAAAACTATGAAACCTAAAAAATCTGTTGGTGTAAATATATTTACAATACCAACATTACAGCTTGGCGACATTGTAACTATTGATTATAAAAATAATGAAGGAATAGACATGGTTGCTTCTTCATCATCAAGGTTTATTGTATATAATATAGAATATTCTAGAAATATAAATGGTCCATCAATGACTATTTATTTGAATGAGGTATAGTATGGCAACTCCAGAAGAAAATATGCAAGCAGCATTAGAAAGAGCAGAAAAATTTAGATCTGCTGGTAACCTAGAAAGAGCTGCTGTATGGGAAGCATCTGCAGATAGGTATAAAAGAATTATTGATGCAAAAGAAAGAATTGCACAAGCATCAAAAAATTTAGATACAATAAAAGAAAATTTAAAAAAAGCACAAGATGGGTCAGACGGAGTAACTTCTGGACCAAATAAAGGATGGTATCAAATTGTTACAAGCAGACCATCAGCAGCATGCCCTGGAGGTCATGAGCGTGTTCGTATAACATACATGAATGGTGCAGAAACTAATGTAGAATCTTTAGGGTGTATTGACTCAAGTCCAGCTGGTGATAATGGTGGATCAAAAGAAAGAACTTTATCTACTCCTCCAGTAGATGTTAAGGCAACACCACCAACTCCACCACCACCACCTCCTCCACCACCACCTGTTAAAACGGCACCAATAGATACTGTTTTATTTGAAGATTCTGGACTTCCAATAGAAATAATGACAGATTTGATATTTGAAGATATTGGCGGTCAAGAGCTTATTAGTATAGTTAGAAATGATACTATTAATGGTCAACAGCTTATATATCAGCCAATAAAGAACATTTCTTTAATTCAGCAACAATATAATCCTAACAACATTATTGCACTGCAAAGCACTTCAGATAAATATTTTAGTAATTTTTATATAAAATTAGACAATAGAGTTCCAATTGTCGGTAATGGACAAAATGGAAATAATGTATATTTTGACTTATCATCTGGATCAATAATTATAGATACTATAAATATGGAGTCAGATGAGCAGGTAGAGGCAGAGTTTCTTATTAATGGTACAATATATGAGGCGGAATTATAATGATAACAAATAAAGGTAAATCTATTATTGGTAAATATATGCTTGGTCAAGCACCAGCATATGCTTCTTATATTGCTATAGGATGTGGAGCAAGACCATTAGATGATTTAGAAGCATACGGTGATTATTCTACAAAAAATGTATTAGATTTTGAAATGTTAAGAGTTCCAATTTCTTCTCGTGGTTTTATAAATGAAGATGGAAATGATAAAATTGTTTTAACAGCAGAATTACCAACAGAAGAAAGATATGAAATAACAGAAGTTGGTTTATTTTCAGCAGCATCAAATTCTTTTGCGGGATCTTATGACAGTAAGACAATATTTTCATTTGTACAAACAGAAGGCTGGCAATATCATACAAGTCTTGCTGCTACTGCAATAGAAACAATATCTTCTCCATTAGATGAAAATGATGATAATGTTATTTCTACCACAAATAAAGTTTTTCAAACTAATGCTAATAATAATATTTTTTTTAAAACTCCAAGAAGCACAAGATATGAAAGATGTAGATTTTTAAATAATGTTGTTTTAATTAGAGGCGACGATGCAGATTTATTAATAGATATAGATGGACACCTAGATCCACAGCTAGGATCAAACCACATACATTTAACTGGAACAACTGTTGATTTTTCTAAAAATGCTCCAACAGATCTATTAAAGTTAGCTTTTTCTATAGTAAGTAAAAATGGAGACTCTACTTCTGTTCCAGACGAGATAAGAATATTGGTTGATTTTTCTGCAACAGATGAGGGATCTGGAGAATATGCTAGATTTGAAGCTATACTTGAAAATGGTACTGGTTTGGGACAATATGATTTTGAATCAAATAGATATTATGTAGTTTCCAAAGAATTACAAGAACTCTATATAAGTTCTTTATTTACTTGGAATGCTGTTACAACAATAAAAATATATGCTACCGCAGTTGTAGCTGATTCACCATCAGATGACTACTATATTGCTTTAGATGCAATTAGATTAGACAATGTTTCTAGTGAAAACCCTATTTATGGTTTAACTGGTTATTCGGTGATAAAAAATGATAATGCTGAAACAGTTTTAAAATCTCCAAATACAAGCAATTATGTAGAATTTAGATTTGGTATAGGTGTATCATAATGGTAGATTCGGGCATTAAAAAAAGTATAATTAGTAATTCTTCTTTGCCTAATGTTGCAATAGATAGTGATGGTCCACACTATTTATTAAAATATAGAATAGTTTCAGAAGATAAAAATAGATTTTCTCATTGGTCAAATATAAATAGAGTAAATTTTCCATCTACAAGTTTAGGAAATATGCCATATACATCTTCAAGTAGAATTCATTTAAATACAATCGGATCTAGTCCAGAAACTATTTTTATTATATGGAATTTTCCACAAGAAGATGAGTTTGATTCAGATCCAGAAATTGCACAATATGAAAATTTATTTTCTTTATATCAAACTTTTGATATTTTTATAAGATGGAACGAAAATAATGCTCCAGACAATATCAATTGGACAAGCTGGAAATTTTCTGGAACTATATCAGCATATTCTTTTAGCACATTAAAACCAGATCCACTTCCAGCACCATATAACTATACACCAAAACAAATTCAAGCTAGTATACAGATACCTTCTGAAATAAAAAGCTTTGATGATAGACTTAGCTTATTTAAAATTACACACAATATATAAGGAGACAATATGGCAAAAATACCATTACCAGAACGAGGACAGCCTTTAGATGTAACATACATCTATCAACTTGCTGATACTATTAATGATATAGCTACACAGGTTTCTTCTGCAACATACAACTATACAACAATAGATACCACAACTGCTGGTAAACAAAGCATTAAAACTTCAGATGCTAGAGTTATTGGTGCAATTGATGTTGTTGCAAATAATAGCGCAGTAAACGCTGGAAATGAAAAAACATTTTCAGTATCATTTGATAGTGATTTTAAATTTCCACCAATCGTGTCTGCTACACCAGTTAATTTAAGTGGTACTCCAGCAGGTCAAAATGTTACAGCAGTTGTGACATCAGTTACAACAAGCGGTGTGCGTGGCATAGTTAGATTTAATACTACAGGTGAAGTTTCTGTATCTGTTCATGTTATTGCTATTGGAGTACCAAATTAAAATGATCAAATGTGAAAAATGTAGTAAGAGAATGTTTATTGATAGACAATATAGTAACATAGATCATCTTGAAACTTACTGCATTTGTTGTGGTTCTAGAACATTTTATCACCCGCCATCTTCAAGCAAGGAAGGCAAATGGTTGCTACAGGTAGAAATACTAAGAGCAAAACGTATAATAGCAGCGATGTAATTGTTGGTAATAAACGTATTTGGTTTTTAAATAATGATTTAGTTAGACTTCATCATAGCTCAAGATCTTCTAATATTGTAACTATTTATAATATTACACAAGGTAGATTTGAATCATGTTTAAGATCTGATTTTATTAAAAATAGAAAAAGAGCATATACTGTATCACAAACTGCAAAGCTTGTCAATAAGCATACTAAACATATACCAAGATTAATTAAAAAAGGAATTATCCCACCACCAATTGGAGCACAGATTGGTGGTACAAGAGCTTGGCAAGTAAGATCTTATTATTCAGAATTGCAAGTAAAAGAGATACGTGATATACTTTCTACTATACATCGTGGAAGACCACGAAAAGATAATTTAATAACAAATAATTCTGTTCCAAATCAACAAGAGTTGACACAAAAAATGGGTGATGGTATACTGGTTTATACAAAAACACAAGATGGTAGGTTTATACCTATCTGGGGAGAGAGCATTAATTAGCCTATGAAGGAGGCAGTGGTGGAAAATAAAGAAACAAAAGTATCAGTAACGCTTGGATATACACTTAATCTAGGAAACTTTCAGTCTTTGAGAGTTGATCTTGGAGTAGTTGATCATGTACGTGATGGAGAAACTACTAATGATGCAATGAATCGTGTATATGATTTTATTGAAGCAAAGGTTGTAGAAAAGGTTCAAGAAGCAAAAGAAGAGATTGTAGAAGAATAATATGGCTGAACGCAAAGACCGAATGGCTTTGCTCAGTCGCTACAATAAACTTCATTTGCAGAGATATGAGCAAAAGTCTAATCTCAATCTTAATGTAGAACAATGGGCAGCAGATGCTCTTGTAGAATCTTACGGTCTTAAAGATTGTTACGATTTACTAGATTATTATTTTGATATAGCACAAAATCCTAGCTGGAATTTTTTTGCTTACAATGCACAAGAAATTATTAATGGTAAACTAGAAGTTCAACAAGATATAAAAGAACGACAAGAACGTAGAAAATTGGCTAGGAAGTGGTTAAGTGAATAATACAGAAGCAAAATTAATATCAGCAGTACTTGAAGATAAGCAACTTCACGTATTATTACAAGCCAACATTGATGGTATTTTAAGAACCCACAACGACGTATGGAATTTTATTAAACGGTATGCTGAAACAAATGGGGTTGTACCACCACAGTCATTAGTAATAGAAAAATTTAGAGATTTTGCTCCAGTAACTGGAGTAGGTGCTACTAAACATCATCTTGAAGAGTTGCAAGCAGAATATCTTAATGATAGCCTTAAAGATATTATTCGTAACGCAGCATCTGAAGTCCAAGGTGGTCAAGGAGTAAAAGCACTAGAAGATTTGATTACCAAAACTTCTGAGTTAAAAAAGAATACATCTACAATTAGAGATGTTGATGTAACAGATCTTGATTCTGCTATTGCATATTTTGAAAATGTAAAAAAGCAACAAGAACTTGGGAAAATTGGTATTCGCACAGGACTACCAGGGTTTGACAATTACCTTCCTTCAGGAATTATGCCAGGTCAATTGGGGATTTTCCTTGCATATCCAGGTATTGGCAAATCCTGGTTAGCTCTTTACTTTGCTGTACAAGCATGGAAACAGGGCAAAACACCAATGATTATTTCTTTGGAAATGTCTGAGACAGAAGTTCGTAATCGTGTATTTGCAATTATGGGTGAAGGTCTTTGGTCACATAGAAAGATATCAAACGGTGACATTGAATTAGATATGATGAAAAAGTGGCACCAAAATAAACTTGAAGGTAAACCGCCATTCCATATCATATCTAATGATAGTGGTGGAGAGATTACTCCGTCTGTTATTCGTGGAAAGATTGATCAATATCGTCCAGATTTTGTAATTGTAGACTACTTACAGCTCATGTCTCCTAATCAGAAGTCAGATAATGAAACTGTTAGAATGAAGAATCTCTCTCGTGAACTTAAGTTAATGTCAATTAGTGAAGAGGTTCCAATTATTGCAATTTCTTCTGCTACTCCAGACGATGTTAAAGATATGTCAACAGTACCAACATTAGGACAAACATCATGGTCAAGACAAATTGCATATGATGCTGACTGGGTTTTAGCACTTGGTCGTGGAGCCAATAGTGATATAATTGAATGTGCATTTAGAAAAAATCGTAATGGATTTATGGGAGACTTTTTAATACAAGTAGATTTTGATAAAGGTTATTATAGATATAAAGATTATGAAGACAAAAACTAAAGATATATATACAACACAACAGATACACAGAGTACTAACAGGCGCAGGAATAGATATAGAGGCTGAATACGGCACTGACTATATTATCTTCTGCCCATACCATAATAATAATCGAACACCTGCTGGCGAAGTATCTAAAGAGTCTGGATTATTCTTTTGTTTTGGTTGTCAAACTACAAAAAATTTAACAGAATTAATTATGCATATGACTGGTAGAACATATTTTGAGGCTATCAGATATATTAAGAGTAAAGAAATAGAAACTGATCTTGAAGCAGTAGTTAATAAAACTTTGTATGCTGCCCCTGATTTTGTACAATATGATGAATTATTAATTAAAAGACTAAACAAGCAGGCTCTGGATTCTCCAAGAGCTATGTCATATTTTGAAGGAAGAAGAATTACAAAAGATTCTATTGCTAAGTTTGATCTTGGATATTCAGATAAACAAGATTCTGTAGTTATTCCTATGCAATCTCCAGATGGTATGACAATTGGATTTGTTGCAAGAACAGTAGAAGGAAAAGAATTTAAAAATACACCAGGATTGCCTAAGAGCAAAATATTATTTAATCTACATAGAGTAAAATCATCAAAGGTTGTATATGTTGTAGAATCATCTTTTGATGCTATTAGATTAGATCAAGTAGGTTTCCCTGCAGTTGCTACACTGGGGGCTAATGTTTCATCAAGCCAGATGAAACTATTAGAAAAGTACTTCAATAATGTTGTACTAGTAGCAGATAATGATGAGGCTGGCTCAATTATGGCTGATCGCCTAACTGAGAAATTAGGATCATTAATAACAATAATTAAATTAGATAAACAGTATAAAGATATTGGTGATATGAATGATGATGCTATTAAAAAACTTGAATACTCATTTGACAACTCAATCATTGCTATGCTAAAATAGAAAAAAACACTTATATAAGGAGAAAAAATAAATGACTATTGTAAAGGGACTAAAAAATATTAACGCCCTAGTCGACAAACCAAAGTATGAAAGCACAGGAACAAAAGTTCGTTGGGTAAAGCTGGCTGACGGACAAGCAGCAAAGATTCGTTTCGTAAACGAACTTGATTCAGATTCGGCAAACTATAACGAAGATCGTGGTCTTGCTGTTGTAGTTTCAGAACATACAAATCCAAAAGACTATAAGCGTAAAGCTGCATGTACTCAAGAAACTGAAGGTCGTTGCTTTGGCTGCGAGATGGCACGTAAAGAGCCTAAGAGTGGTTGGAGAGCACGTCTTCGTTTTTATACAAATGTACTTATTGATGATGGAACTGAAGATCCATATATTGCTGTATGGTCGCAAGGTATTAGTAAGCAATCATCATTTAACACAATTCGTGAATATGCACTTGAAACAGGTAGCATTTCAAATTTGACTTGGAAGATTAAGCGTAATGGCATGAGTACAGAAACTAGCTATACACTTATTCCAGGTACACCAGATTCAGAACCATTCAAGTGGGATGGTAATGAATTTTTCAATCTAGAAAAGGTTGTTCGTGAAGTTCCATATCCAGAGCAAGAAGCGTTCTACTTTGGATTTGATACTCCATCAGTTACTTCAACAAACATTGACTGGTAATTGATGAATTACGTTGGCTTACATGTCCATACACACTATTCATTAATGGATGGTGTTGCTACTCCAGAAGAATACGTGAACCGTGCAGTTGATCTTGGTATGCCTGCAATTGCTATCACAGATCACGGTACTTTATCTGGGCATAGGGAACTGCACCGTATTGCAAAAGCAAAGGGCATTAAGCCAATACTTGGCATAGAAGGCTATATGACAACCAGTATGGCTGATAAGAGAGCAAAGGCAGATCGTACAGATCCACTTGATCAAAATTATCATCATATAGTTCTTCTTGCCAAGAACCAACAAGGTTTAGAAAATCTTAATAAGATTAATGAAATTGCTTGGACTGAGGGTTTTTTTAGTAAGCCAAGATTTGATTTTGAAACACTCGCAAAATATAAAGAAGGAATTATTGTAACTTCTGCCTGCCTTAGTGGTTGGATAGCAAAAGCGGTAGAACTAGATGAGTTAGCTACAGCAAAAAAGCATGTAGCATGGTTTAAAGAGCAATTTGGCGATGATTACTATATTGAGGTAATGCCACATAATCCTGAAAAAGTAAATAAGGGATTAATTGATTTAGCAAAATCTATGGGTGTAAAAATTGTAGTTACTCCAGATTGCCATCATTCTGACACTAGTCAAAAAGAAATACAAGAGTTAATGCTTATTCTTAATACTCATGCCAAGTTACAAAAAGATGTAACATATGATAAATCCAAGAAACACAAAGATATGATGGATAGATTAGACTATCTTTATGGTGCAGATCGTCAAATGTCTTTCCGTTCTTTTGATATTCATCTTCTTTCATATGAAGAAATGAAAGATGCTATGGCAAAACAAGGTATTAATAATGAAGAAATGTTTCAGTCTACTATTGATATCTATAACAAAATAGAAGAGTATGAGATTCACAATGGTCTTGATTTACTGCCTGCACAATATCGTAAGCCTGCAGAAGAATTAAAAAAGCTTGCGCTTGAAGGTTTAGCAGAGCGTGGTTTAGATAAAAATCAAGAATATCTAGATCGTCTTGATGAAGAATTAAAAATTATTGGAGATAAAAAATTTGAACCATATTTTTTAGTTGTTCGTAACATGCTCAACTGGGCAAAAAAGGAAGGAATTATGGTTGGTCCAGGTCGTGGATCATCAGCTGGTTCTTTGCTTTGCTATTCTATTGGAATTACAGATATTGATCCAATTAAGCACGGTTTATTATTTTTTCGTTTTATTAACCCTGAGCGCAACGACTTCCCTGATATTGACTCAGATATTCAAGATTCTCGTCGTGATGAAGTAAAAGATTATCTTGTTAGACAATATAGACATGTTGCTTCTATTGCTACATTCTTAGAGTTTAAAGATAAGGGTGTTGTGCGAGATGTATCAAGAGCATTAAATATTCCACTTTCAGATGTTAATAAAGTTTTAAAGACCGTAGATACTTGGGATGATTTTTGTACATCAAAAAACTCTGCTTGGTTCCGTGAAAAGTATCCAGAGGTTGTTGCATATGGTGACCAATTACGTGGCAGAATTCGCGGTACTGGTATTCATGCTGCTGGTGTTGTAACAAGTAAAGAACCTATTTTTAAATATGCTCCAATGGAAACTCGCAATGTTACTGGAGCAGATGAGCGTATACCAGTTGTGGCGGTAGATATGGAAGAAGCCGAACGAATTGGACTTATTAAGATAGATGCCCTTGGTCTAAAAACTCTTAGTGTTCTTAAAGATACTCTTGATATTATTCAAGATAGATATGATAAAAAAATAGATCTTTTAGGAATAGACATGGATGATAAAAATGTTTATCAAATGTTGTCTGATGGGTATACAAAAGGTGTATTTCAGTGTGAAGCAACTCCATACACAAATTTACTAGTTAAAATGGGTGTTAAAAATTTATCTGAGCTTGCTGCTTCTAATGCTTTAGTTCGTCCAGGAGCTATGAATACTATTGGTAAGGACTATATTCTTCGTAAGCATGGAAGACAAAATATTAATTATTTGCATCAAATATTAAAGCCATTCACTGAAGAAACATACGGATGTATTTTATATCAGGAACAAGTTATGCAGGCTTGCGTTGAACTTGGTGGTATGACAATGGCAGAAGCAGATAAAGTTCGTAAGATTATTGGAAAGAAAAAAGATGCTAAAGAATTTGATGTTTTTAAGGATAGGTTTATTAAAGGTGCTTCTAAGTATATTGCTCCTAATGATGCTCTTGATTTATGGCATGACTTTGAAGCGCATGCGGGATATTCGTTCAACAAGTCTCATGCGGTTGCTTATTCTACGCTCTCGTATTGGACGGCATGGTTAAAGTATCACTATCCACTAGAATTTATGTTTGCATTATTAAAAAATGAAAAGGATAAAGATGCACGAACTGAATATCTTATTGAAGCGAAAAGAATGGGGATTAGCATTAAACTACCTCACATTAATGATTCGGATATTGATTTTAAAATTGAAGGTAAAGGTATTAGGTTCGGACTCTCGGCAATCAAATTTATCTCTGATAAGATTGCAGAACGATATATATCGGCACGACCTTTTAAGTCTTTTGCAGAGGTTGAAGAGTTCACATTTACTAAAGGAAATGGTGTAAACTCACGAGCACTACAAGCAATGAATTCTATTGGAGCTATTACATTTCCAGACAACCCAGCCAATCCAGAGAAGGTTAAGGAAAACTTATACGAGTACCTTAACCTTCCTGAATTTAATATGCCAATACCACAACATTATTATGCATATATAAATGATATTGAAGAATATGAAGAAAAGGGCGCATTCATTTTGATGGGTATGGTAAAATCAATTAAGAGATCAAAAGGATGGTCAAGGGTAGAGTTGTTAGATAAAACAGGTAGTGTTGGAATATTTGATGAAGAAAATACAACAATAGAGTCTGGTCGTTCATATATTATTCTTGCTTGTGATAATAGGATTGTATCTGCTGTTCCTGTAGATGAAATTAAAGAGTCTAAAGATGCTCTTGTAAAGTTTTTAAATTATAAGATGTTGCCATATAAAGATGATGAAATGTTTGTTGTTTCATTTAAACCACGAGTTACTAAGGCTGGCAAGAAAATGGCATCACTAACATTAGCAGATGCAGGTAGAGATTTACATGCAGTTACAGTATTTCCAACATCATTTGCTAAAGCATATATGAATGTTGAACCAGGAAATGTTTATAAGTTTGAGTTTGGTAAAACAAAAGATGGAACAGTAATAATGGAGGATGTAAAAAATGTTGGATGAATTAGCAGAAGAGTTACATAAAACTGCAGTTAGTAAGGGATTTTGGCGAGATGAAGTAATGTGTGGAGATATTTTTCTTGCTAAACAATGTATGATGATTGTTTCAGAAGTATCTGAGCTTATGGAAGCAATTCGTAAAGATAAAGGCGAACAAGAAATTGTAATGGAAACAGCAGATATTCTTATTCGTACCCTTGATTTATATGCTGGATTAGTTGAAACTGGATATACTACTATATCTCTTGATTATGCCTTACAGGAAAAAGCAAATATTAATAAAGATCGTCCAGAAAAGCATGGGGTAAGATTCTAATGACAGTAACTATTGAAGATGTGTTATCTCAACTAGATCCAAAATTACGTAAGGCAATAATGTCTGGAGATTCTGTTCCAGATACAGAATATGCAGTAACACCAAGTTTTGGATTGAACCGTGCACTAAATGGTGGCTTGCCTTATGGTCGTCAAGTACTTATCTGGGGATCTAAATCATCTGCAAAATCATCTCTATGCCTTCAAATGATTGGTCTAGCACAAAAAGAAGGAAAAATTTGTGCTTGGATTGATGCTGAAATGTCATACGATAAAAAATGGGCAGAAGAAATGGGAGTTGATACATCTAAGTTAATTGTATCTAAAGCTCGTACTATTAATGAAATGGTAGATGTAGGTGTACAATTAATGGAGGCAGGAGTTGATATGATTGTAGTTGATTCAATTACTTCACTTCTTCCTGCTATATATTTTGAGAAGGACTCTGATGAACTTAAACAGCTTGAAAACACAAAGCAAATTGGAGCTGAATCTAGAGACTTTAGCAACGCATGGAAAATGCTTAATTATGCTAATAATAAAATTAAGCCTACTCTCCTTGTCCTTATTAGTCAGTCTCGCAATAACATTAGTGCTATGTATACTAGCCAGCAGCCTACTGGTGGTCAAGCTACTAAGTTTTATTCCTCTACAGTTATTAAATTATTTTCGTCAGAATCAGATAACCAAGCAATTAAAGGTAAAATAAATGTTGGTGACAAACTTATTGAAGAAAAAATTGGTAGAAAAGTTCGTTGGGAACTTCAATTCTCTAAAACTTCTCCAGCCTTTCAGTCTGGCGAGTATGATTTTTATTTTAGAGGAGATAACCTTGGTATTGACGGCGTTGGCGATCTTGTTGATACAGCAGAACTAGCTGGATTAATAGCAAGAACTGGAGCATGGTATCAACTAGAAGATGGGACTAAGGTGCAAGGTAGAGATGGACTTATTAGTAGAGTAAGAGAGGATTTGGATTTGCAACAAATGCTAAAGACCAAGTTATCAAATGGCTGATAATAAATTTTCAATATACCCTGGAAAATTTCCATGTCATACATGTAAAGAAGAAGTAAAATCATTAAGGCTATGGAGAGATACTTTAGAATTAAGTTGGATGTGTAGTAAAAAACATTTGACTAAAGTTAGTATAAAGAAAACGAAAAAGGATTATGAGCGAGAAAAGCGAGAGCAAGAGGATAGGAGCTAAGCAGCATAAAAACTCTGGTAGAAATACCAAAAAGGGTGATGCTACTTGGAGAGATTTTGTTATAGATTTTAAAGAATCTTCAAAATCTTTTACTATTAATCAGGATGTCTGGGCAAAAGCTGTTACAGATTCTATAAAATCTGGAACTGATAAATCGCCAGCTATTGTTGTCATTTTAGGTGAGGGCAATAAAAAAATAAGATTAGCAATTATTGAGTTTGATTTATTAGATCAATTAACGTGGGAGGATAAAAGTGAAAGAAAACGATCAGGTTGGGACGACTAAAACAACTCTTGAAATGGTCAATGGGTTGTCTGAAATAGCAGAGTTTATGAATGATGAAGAGCTAACGGTTGCTCTTACTATGATTGCTAAACTTATTATTAAGCCAGATATTCCACCACAAGTTGCTAGTTTAGAAATTGTAAGATTGCAAGCAATTGCAGCAAAAATGTCATTTAAAGCCACTTGGATGACAAATGTTGATAAGTCTGACAGGGGCAAAAAAAATATTTATTATACAGCAGCAGAAGCAATCAATGATCTTGTTTCAGCACTGAAGTATATAATGCGATAACTGATATAATAGATAAACAAACAAAGGTATATGATGACAAAAAACTTGATTAAACAAATAATGCTGAAACCAGAAGACAAAAAAACATTTTTGAATACAGATGCTCTTATAGAAAAGATTAACTCTGGATATATTGCTAATAGGCTTCCAAAACATACACAAAAGAAAACATTTGCTCCATCTACTCTTGTATGGGGATATGGAGAATGTCCAAGATATTGGTATTTAGCTTTTGAAGGAAATGTTTTTGAAACTAATGATACTCCATACGGTGTAGCAAATATGACTTCTGGAACAATGTCACACGACAGAATACAAAAAGCGATGCTGGATTCTGGAGTAGCTATTCCATATACAAATGATGATGGAAGTCCAACAACAGAGTTTAAAGTGACATTAAATGATCCACCAATTTTTGGATGGGGCGATGCTATGCTTAATTGGGAAAACGAAGAAATTGTTGGAGAAATTAAGACAATGCAAAGTGATGCATTTGAATATTATAAAACTAATAATAAACCAAAAATTGCTCACCTTATGCAACTATTAATATATATGAAAATATTAAAAAAGTCAAAGGGCGTTTTAATTTATGAAAATAAAAATAGCCATGACCTATTATTATTTCCAGTAGAAGTTAATAGTACATATATAAAGTGGATTGATGAAACATTTGACTGGATGCGTACTGTAAGAGATGCATGGAAAAATAAAACTTTACCACAAAAAAACTATAGATCAAACTCTAAAATATGTAAAGGTTGTCCAGTAAAAGCTGCATGTACAGCAGCTGAACCAGGGGTGGTAAAGATAAAATCTCTGGAGGCATTGAGTGAAGCAGTGTGAAAAGTGTGATAAACATTTTAAGCCTAGAGTAACTTATCAAATATACTGTAGTGATGAGTGTCGCACTATAGCAACAAAAGAAAAAATATCTGAAAGATATTTAATAACTCGTAGACAAAAAAGAAAAAATAAAATTAGGATGTGTTTAGGTGGATGCAATACTAAACTATCTATTTATAACGATGATGGATTTTGTGCTAATTGTAATGTTAGCAAAAAAGCTGTAGACAAAATGTTAAAAGAAATTAAAGGATATTTTGATTATGAGCAAGACTAACCAACCTAGCCATATATGTGCAATTGATGCCAGCACAAATAGTCTTGCTTTTGCATTTTATACATATAAGCAATTAACTGGGTATGGAAAAATAAATTTTGAAGGTAACAATATTTATGAAAAAGCACAGGATGCTACTGCAAAAACTAAAGCACTGTTTAATCACTACAATATGATTAATGCTATTGTTATTGAGCATACAGTTTTTATGAATTCCCCTAAAACCGCAGCAGATCTTGCTATGGTACAGGGAGCAATTATAGGTGGTGCTGGATTGTCAGGTATCAAGGAAATAGGCAGGGTATCGCCAATAACATGGCAGAACTATCTAGGTAATAAGAAACTATCTAAAGAAGAGCAGCTACAAATAAGGTCTGCTAATCCTGGAAAATCTTTATCTTGGTATAAATCATATGAGCGTGATTTTAGAAAGAAAAGAACAATTAAACTTTTAGAAATATCATACGACAAAAAGATAGATGATTATGATGTTGCAGATGCAGCAGGAATAGGTCATTGGGCAATTAATAATTGGACAAAGGCAATATCATATGATTAATATATCTAATATTACATTAAATGATATAGGCGGTTTTACTAAAACTGTTTATACAGAAAATGATTTAAATATTTTGGGTTGGTATCCAACAAATCTTAATATTTTTGAATATAATAATGAGTATATTGCAGTATTTCGCTCAGTTAATTATATTATAGATGACACTGGAGTTGGTAGAACAACAACTGGTAAAAATTTATATAATAAAATTTTTATTGGAAAATTTGATATAAACAAATTAGAATTGTTTGATATTAAAGAAATTGAAATAAAAGAGTTAGAGAATAGTGGATTGATGGGTATAGAGGACCCTAAAATTATATTTAGAAAAAATTCTCTTTATATTGTTTGCACATTAACAAAATATGAATCAAGTCATCTATGTAAAATGGCAATATGCAAATTAAACAATGATTTAGATCAAATAGAAAAAATAACTATTTTAGACTCACCTAATTCTTTTAAGCCTGAAAAAAATTGGATGTTTCCTAACATTGAAAATAATAATTTTGATTTTGTTTATGAATTTAATACAATAGTAAAAAATAACAAATTAGTTAGAGATTTTCATACAAGCTTTTTTACTTCAGAGCTAGATTATAAATTAAGAGGAAACGGAACACTGCTAAACACTGAGGATGGGTATATTTGCATTATGCATTCATCTTATGGAAAATTTTATAATCATTTTTTTTGTAAGTTAGATATAAATGGAAAATTTATAGGCATATCAGATCCATTTATTTTTGATAGTCCAGGAATAGAATTCGCAGCTGGAATATTTAAATATAATGATAACTATATAATTAGTTATGGGAAAAATGATAGAGAATGCAAGGTGGGCATAATACCAATAAAAAATGTAGAAAATTTAATAAATAAAATTGAATACAATAACTTGAAAGATATTGCCCATGTCTGGTAAACTATATTCTAATGAATTATGGCTCAAAAAAAGATTTCATATAGATAAGAAATCTCCAGACGAAATAGCAAAGGAATGTGGGGTAAGTGTGGAAACAATATATGTATACCTTGCTAAATTTGGATTGAGGAAATCAAAGCGATGAATGACAAAGAAAAATTTATTATTAAGGTTGATCAGGTTAATCATCCTTACCATTACACCACTGATCCAAGTGGTGTAGAAGCAATTGAAATTACTAGACACAGAAACTTTAATATTGGTAATGCAATAAAGTATCTCTGGAGGGCTGGTATTAAAGATGAATCTAAGCATATTGAAGATTTAAAGAAGGCTATCTTTTATATTCAAGATGAAATCAATAGACTAGAGGGAAAATATGACAAGCGCAGAATTAGATCTCGTAAAACATCTTGATGAAGTAAATAAAGTTGTTGAGGAATATCTTAAGGGAAATGATCCCACAAAAATATCTAAAACATTAGATTTGCCACGAACTCGTGTTGTTGCACATTTAAATGAATGGAAGGCTATGGCATCTGCAAATGATGCTATTCGTGCTCGTGCTAAAGATGCATTAGTTGCTGCAGATACACATTATACAAAACTAATTCAGCAGGCATATGAAGTTATAGATGATGCTACAACTACTGCAAATTTAGCTGCAAAAACACAGGCAATTAAATTAGTAATGGATATTGAATCTAAAAGAATTGATATGCTACAAAAGGCTGGATTGCTTGAAAATAAAGAACTTGCAGAAGAAATGGTTGAAATCGAACGTAGACAGGAAGTTCTTGTTGGTATTCTTAGAGATATAGCATCAGAACATCCAGAGGTTCGTGATTTAATTATGCAAAGACTTTCTTCTATTGCTAAAGAAGGAGAAGTGATCACAGTTGTCAGCAATGTTCAATGATTTTCTTGAAGCACTTCAAGATAATCCATTTGAAGAAACTCCAGTAGATGTAAAAACATTTGTTGAGTCTCCAGATTATTTGGGACAACCATCACTGTCTTCAATTCAATATGACATTGTAGAAGCAATGAGTCAGATTTATAAAAAAGAAGACTTACAAATTTTGCTAGGAACAGAACAAGGAGATAGACATTATTCTAAATATACAAAAAATGAAATTATTCTTCAACTCGGAAAAGGTTCTGGGAAAGATTTTGTTTCTACTGTTGCTTGTGCTTACGTTGTGTATAAGTTATTATGCCTTAAGGACCCAGCAAGATATTACGGTAAGCCCAGTGGCGATGCCATAGATATTATTAACGTTGCTATTAACGCAGAGCAAGCCAAGAACGTTTTCTTTAAAGGTTTTAAAACAAAGATTGAAAAGTCTCCATGGTTTGCTGGAAAATATGATCCTAAAGTAAATTCTATTGGTTTTGATAAATCTATTACAGTTTATTCTGGACACTCAGAAAGAGAATCCCATGAAGGTCTTAACTTATTTATGGCGGTACTTGATGAAATTTCTGGATTTGCTACAGAAGTAGGAACAGGAAACGATCAAGGTAAAACTGCTGATAATATTTATAAAGCATTTCGTGGTACTGTAGATTCTCGTTTTCCAGATTTAGGTAAAGTAGTTCTTCTTTCATTTCCTCGTTACAATGGAGACTTTATTTCAAAGCGGTATGAAGATGTAATTATGGAAAAAGATGTAATAGAGCGTAGATATAAATTTATTATTAATGAAGATCTACCAGAAGGACCAGATAATGAATTTGAAATAACTTGGGAAGAAGATCATATTAAATCTTATAAATATCCTAGAATGTTTGCTCTTAAAAGACCTACGTGGGAAGTAAACCCTACTAGAAAAATTGATGATTTTAAGATTGCATTTCTTACTGATATAGGAGATGCCATGATGCGTTTTTTATGTACCCCAACATATTCATCAGACGCTTTCTTTAAACAAAAGGATAAATTAGAAAAATGTATGACTTTAAGAAATCCTATTGATAATCACAGAAGATTTGAATCAAATTTTAAGCCTGATCCAGATAAAATTTATTATGTTCATGCTGACTTAGCTCAAGTACATGATAAATGTGCAGTAGCAATTGCACATGTTGAACGCTGGGTAAATATTCAGGTAATTAAAGATTACGAACAGGTGGCTCCTATTGTTGTTGTAGATGCTGTTGCTTGGTGGGAACCAAGAGTAGAGGGACCAGTAGATTTATCTGAAGTTAAAAGATGGATTATTAATCTTCGCAGAGAAGGTTTTAATATTGGTATGGTTACATTTGACCGTTGGCAATCTTTTGATATTCAACAAGAATTAAAAGCGGTAGGAATGAGAACTGATACTGTTTCTGTTGCTAAAAAACATTATGAAGATTTAGCAATGATGATATATGAAGAAAGAATTGCAATGCCCAAAATACCTTTGCTTCTTGAAGAAATGAGTGAGCTTAAGATTATGAAAAATAATCGTGTAGATCACCCACGTAAGAAATCAAAGGACTTAGCAGATGCCGTTTGTGGGGCGGTATTTGGGGCAATCTCGCATACAAGTAGAGACTCTAATCTAGAAATTGAGGTTCATACTTGGTCATCTGCCTCCCGACTTGCAGATAAGCAAAGGGCTATGGTAGAATTAGATTCTGAGGAAATTCCTGACGATGTTCAAGAATACCTTGGTGAATATAAAATAATATAAACAATGAATAATACAAGGAGAAAAATGAATTCATTTAAGAAAATCGCTCTAGCCATGGTTGCAGCCATGACTACCGCAACAATCGTAGCAACACCTGCAAGTGCTGCTGTAATGACAGTCGCAGTAGATCTTAACGGAACAGCAAACACAACTGCTTCCGCTATCGCTACTCCAGCTGCATTGCCAGTACCAGCAGACAACACTGTAGATGCAGCAGATGCACTTAAGTTTGTAGCAACAGTTGATACAGGAACATCTGTTTCTGTAGTAGCAA